AGATGATTGGGACTATGATAAAGAAGTATATGAAGGCGAAGCAATCCATGTATATGGAAGAGAAGGCGGATACTTTAATACTGATGAAGAACCAGAAGTAATTAACGAAGAGGATGAAGACGGTAACAAATATGTGCCTGTATTGATGTTCCACAGTTGTGAAAAGGGTTCTTTTGGTGCTTGGTTTGTGGATACAGACGAACCTTTTGATGAGTTTAAACTTGGAATGGGTGTTGTGGAAACAAATTTAGCAGAATTTGTTGATGCTGTATTTTATGATAAAGTAGAATTAGATTGTGACTATGATTATAATGATACAACCGGTAAAAGTTATGACGCACAGGTAGGCTGGTTAAATACTAAGTGGCATGACAGTCAGGAAAACATACAAGAAAACCTGGATGAATATCTTGCAGAATTTGAAGATAATGCAGAATGGGAAAGGGAAAATAGATAAACTATTGGAGATTAAATGAATAGAAGAATTTTACTATGTGGCCTACCAGGCTCAGGTAAATCTACGTTAGCAAAACGCCTAGTTGAAACATTAGGAAATGCTAAATGGCATAATGCAGATGAAATAAGAGAACTTTTTAATGATTGGGACTTCTCTCCAGAAGGCAGAGAAAGACAAATGAAAAGAATGAACGACTATTGTTTAAAAACAGTAGGCAATGGTAATTATGCTATAGCAGATTTTGTTTGTCCTACTAATGAATTAAGAAGAAAATTTAAACCTGAATATGTAATTTGGATGAACACTATATCTAAAGGTCGATATGAAGATACCAATAAAGTATTTGAAAGACCAGATGATACTGTAAATGTTGATATAGAAATTAACGAAGAAGATTGGTGGACTGAAGAAGCAATAGAAAAATGGGCTAGGTTAATTGCAGTGGATATTAAAGACCCATTGTTTCAATCTAAGGAACCTACTACACAGATGCTGGGAAGATTTCAACCATTCCATGAAGGACACAAAAAGTTATTTAAAAGGGCACTAGCAAAACACGGACAGGTAGCAATATTAGTTCGAGATATGCCTTTGAGTGAAAATAATCCTTGGACTCCTGAAGATATTTGTGAAAATATAGAACAAGAACTTTATGAATATGCAGGTAAATTTAGATGTTATCCTGTGCCAAATATTATGAATATTACTTACGGCAGAGGTGTAGGATATAAAATTGAAGAGGAAGTTCTTGATGAGGAAACACAAAAAATTAGTGCAACAAAAATTCGAGAACAAATGAGAAAGGATGGGGAATTATAATCATCCTGCTTATACAAGGTATCCACATTTGAAACCACAGCCAACTGATGCACAATATACAGATTGGAAAAAGTGGTTCGCATGGAAACCAGTAAGACTACTTTCTGGAAAGAGAGTATGGTTACAAACAATATATAAAAGAGAAAGGACGGTGCAATGGGTACCTCCTGCTTTCCCTGAAGGATCGTTTGATCGTATTGAATATTCTACTTGGGAAGACATAATGGAAAACAAATTTAAATAGGAAAACAAAAAATGTATCAATTTACAAGTGAAAGTGTCAGTGAAGGACATCCAGATAAGGTTGCAGATTTAATTTCAGATCATATTGCAACTTGGCTTATAAATCATAATATTAATAATAGAGCGGCTATAGAAACCCTAGTGACTACAAATACCGTAATAGTAGCAGGAGAATATAGAACAGACAGGGAAGAAGATGTGGAGGAATCAGTAAGAGGTATAATTATTGATACTGTTAAACAATTAGGTTATGAACAGGAAGGATTTCATTGGGATAAATTAAATATAGAATACTATCTACATGGACAAAGTTCAGATATAGCATTAGGTACAGATAGTTTTGGCGCAGGCGATCAAGGGATAATGTTTGGTTATGCAAATAGAGAAACAGAAGATTACATGCCGTTTGCAATATCATATGCTCATAAAATATTACAAGAATTATCTTATAGAAGAAAAACTCATGCACAATATAAAGATATTATTTTACCTGATAGTAAATGCCAGTTGACTGTAAATTATGGTGCACCTAATACACCTTTAGACATAAGCAATATTGTAGTTAGCACTCAGCATCATGCTGATGCAACACAACATCAAGTACAGGAACTTGTAAGAGAAGTTGTAAAGGATGTTGTGCCTAAAGACTTTTTAACAGAAAAAACAAAATATCAAATAAATCCTACAGGCAGATTTGTTATAGGTGGGCCTGATGGAGATACAGGAATCACTGGACGAAAAATTGTTGTAGATACTTATGGTGGGTATGCTCCACATGGAGGAGGTGCTTTTTCAGGTAAGGACTTTACAAAAGTAGATAGAAGTGCGGCCTATATGGCTAGATGGTTAGCAAAAAATATTGTTCACAAGTATGAATTAGAAGATTGTTTTGTGCAACTAAGTTATGTTATAGGAATAGAACAACCGTCATCATTATTAATATATACTAATGGAGAATTAAGATTAGATTTTATTAATATGATAAAGAAAGAAGTTGACCTAACACCTAAGGGTATTATAAATGCTTTAGAATTAGAAAATGTTATATTACCTGATACAACTAATTACGGCCATTTTGGAGATTCAAATACAGGAAATAGTTTAATAACTTGGGAAGATTTTACATTATGAATATAAAAGACACTATAAGAACAGTACCTAACTTTCCTAAAGAAGGTATACAATTTAGAGATATAACAAGTATATTAGAAACACCAGAGGCATTCAATAAAGCATTAATAGATCTAACAGCAAGTTGTATGATGTTTAATGCAACAAAAATAGTTGCAATAGAAAGTAGAGGTTTTTTATTTGGTTCTCCAATTGCCAGAGATATGGAATTACCTTTAATACTTGCAAGAAAACCAGGTAAGTTGCCTAATCCTACATATCAAAGAAGTTATAAGTTAGAATACGGAGAATCATCTTTACACATACAAAGAAATTCAGAGTTAAAGCCTAGTGACAAGATTGTTATTATAGACGATTTAATAGCAACAGGTGGTACAGCCACAGCAATAGCAAGTTTAATTTGTCAATGTTGGAACATACCTAAAGAAAATATTTTAATTTTGGCTGTAATAGACTTGCCCGATTTAGGTGGAAGTGCTATAATACAAGAGCAGGGATTTAATATTGAAACCCTTGTTAAGTTTGAAGGAGAATAATGTCACCTAAAAAGAATCCAGCCTTGCCTTTAAAAGATGTAATGGCGGCAATAGATAAAAAGGATAGAAAGTTCTATACTAATCTTAGTGCTGAACAAAAGAAGGCATTTAGTGCCTGGATGATGATGAGATATTGCAGTAGTGTACAAGGTAGAGATGCCGCAAATTATATCTATATGACAAATGAATTACTTAATAGATATCATAAAGTTGAATACAAAATACCACAGCACCCAGAGTTGCAATGGTTATTGTTTACAGCATGTGGTGTAGGTAAAATACAGTTTCATCCTTTTTTAAAACCACCTAATGCAAAAAAGAAAAACAATAAAGTATTTGACTTTATATACAGTATATATCCACATATGAAATCAGACGATATTAATAATTTAATAGAAATAAACAGTAAAGAAGAACTTAAAGAATTAGCAGAAGAACACGGATACGATGACAAAGCAATTAGAGACATCTTTGGAAAATAATTTCACATGTAAATGGTGTGGGAAAAATTTTAAGAGTGAAAGAACTCTTAGTGTTCATATGTGTGTAAAGAAAAGACGTATGGCAGACAAGGACTTAACACATACAAGATTAGGTTACAGAGTTTTCCAAATGTTTTATGAGATGAATACAACAGCATCTAAAACTAAAAGTTATGAAGATTTTGTACGAAGTCAATATTATGAGGGATTTGTTAAATTTGGCAGAAGTTGTGTAACAAACGAATATCTGAATCCAGAACAATTTGCAGAATGGCTTATAAAAGAAGGTAAAAAATTAGCAGACTGGCACAAAGATAGTTTATATGATGAATTTTTATTAGTGTATGTTAAAAAAGAACCTGGAATGAAAGCATTAGAAAGAACAATAATTTATCTTGATCAATGGGGTAAAGAAAATAATAAGTCTTGGCAAGATTATTTTAAAGAAGTTTCATCTTCTAGAGCAGTACATGATATTAGAAGTGCAAAAATATCGCCCTGGATGATTTATCTTTGCAAATCAGGAGATGATTTACTTGTTAAGTTTAGTGATGAGCAGGTAAAAATGATAGAACATATAATTGATGCAACGTTTTGGATGAAACAGTTTGCAAACAATAAAGAAGAAGTAGCAGAAGTTAAGAATGCATGTGAGGTTGCAGGAATATGAAGGAGAATAGAATGGAAATGTGGAATATGCCCGAATTGATAGAATTAACAGAAAAATGGCACGTTGATAGAAATCTTATAGATGGCGCAACAAGTAAAGATCAAGTGTTAAAATTAATACAAGAGGTTGGAGAATTATCTGATAGTGTTTGTAAAGGTACAGATGTTAAAGATGATATAGGAGACTGCTTAGTTATTTTAATTAATATTGCTAAAAGGGAAGGCACAACATTAGAAGAATGTTTAGCAGTAGCATACAACGATATAAAAGACAGAAAAGGTCGTATGGTAGATGGAATATTTGTTAAAGAAGAATAATGAATAAAAGACAAGAAATGTTAGTAATAACAATGGAAGAATGTGCTGAACTTAGTCAGGCATGTAGTAAACTTATTAGATTTGAAAAGGATAGTTGCCCAGAAGATATAAGTAATTTGCAAGATGAGATTGGTGATGTTATGTGTATGATTGATATTATGAAACATAGTGGTCTTGTCAGCGAAGAACAAATTGAAGAACGTAAAAAAATTAAAAAAGAAAAACTAATGAAATGGAGTTTATTGTTCAGTGAAGATTGATTTTGATGTAGATATTGATATGGCTAACAGAGATGACTTTCTCAAGTTAGTAAATCACACTTCTGCAAGTATTGAAAAGGATGGTAAGTTTACCAAACACAATACTGGTGTCTACTTTCAAAACATTCCTAAGTTTCCTTTAGAAGGTTACAGTACAATAGATCACAAAGAAGCAGAAGAAGAAGGTTGGTTTAAGGTAGACTTTCTTAACAATCACATCTATGAAGGGATAAAAGACGAGACACATCTGGATAAACTAATTAACACACAACCTATGTGGGAACTATTCAAGCATAAGGAAATTGTAGAACAATTATTTCATATAAGTAATCATTGGGATATAGTAAAACAACATCCTCCTACAAGTCTTGAGGAATTAGCAATGATACTTGCAATGATTAGACCCGGTAAAAGACATTTGGTGGGAAAGGATTGGAAGGTAATAGAGGAAGATGTATGGATAAAACCAAATGATGGTACATACTTCTTTAAGAAGTCACATAGTTATGGTTATGCTTTGGCTATTATCGTACAATTAAATCTATTATGTGAAAGTTAGTCTACTTTTCTAACTAGTTGAATCCCACGTCTTTTTATTCTTTTCTTAATTAAATTCTGTAAAGAGGTCATTGGGCCAAATATAATTTCTATATCTTTCATTACAAAAGTTCTTAAAAGATTTTTATAAGGTTTCATTTCATGAAATAAAAATATATCTATCGGTAACTGCCTATTAGATTCCCACCACCAAGTTTCACCTAATTCTAAAAACTGTTTTCTTATTTCGTTGTTTGGGATTTTATCTAAATCGTAAAATGTTAAAATACTATTATCGTGATTGATGACGATACCTATGTATTCATTCTCACCATATTTGATGCCGGTTAGGAACGGATATCGTTCTTCTGTTTGTTTGATAAGTTCTTCTTTCTCCACAAAACTATTTATAATAAATATTGATAAATAGTACAATATAAAGAGTTTATTATGAGCCAAAACGACCACAAATTATACTTATATGATAACAATATTGACTTAGTTATTGGTACTGATGGCCTATACGTGGATAACAGACCTATGAATAATAGAAAATTAATTGCCCATAAAGGGTTAACAAACGAATTACTGTTCAGTATTAGGAACAGAGATAGAAAATTACAAAATGTTTTTAGTGATACCTTAAGTGCGTATCTCATAAATCCTACAACTAAAAGAAGATTATTTTATAAACTTTTAGAACATACCAGTAACGTAGGACAAGTAAAGTTAGTTTTAGATGAAGGCGACTTAAGAAACGTTACAGCAGGATTATACAGAATTTACATAGCAAAACAAGATGTTTCAGGTATAGACAAGCCTGTATATTCAGACCAAAATAATGGATTAGTTTTTGACATACAGATTACAGAACAAATAGATCAATCTCCAACACCAACTCAAAGTGCAAACACATTTTTACAAGTAGCATCAACAACAGATGGTGATCCAGCAAATGTTTTTACAACAAGTGCTTTTTCAGGTAATCAAGATAGAAACTTTCCAAATGCATTACATTCTATAGCAATCTACCCTGATGCATATACAGGTAAAATAGATGTACAGGCCAGTCTAGTTGAAAGTGTACCAAGTACTAATAATTTAAGTACTGATTGGGTAACATTAGAGAGTAATATACAAGTATATCATAAATTATTAACAACAGGTAATATTATTATTACTGATAGTAATATACAGACAAGTACAGGAAGTGTTACTAGTTTAGGATTACAATCTATAATAATTACAGATAATGAAAATAGTAATACAGAAATTAATTCTTCAAATATTGATTTATCATCAGCAACCACATTAGCAAATGTTGTATCTCTTATAAATTTAGCAGGAAATACAAATGCAAATGTAGTAGCAAGTGTTGTTTCAACAGAAGATACTGAAGCAAATACTAAAACATATCAACTAAGATTAGCAGGTATGGACTATACCTTAAGTGGTCAAAGCATAGCAAATGTTGGTATTTCTGCAGGCACATATAAAAAACCTGCATCTAATATTATTACTAAAAATTATAATATCAATGCAAACTGGATTAGAATTTTACATACGCCAACATCAGGTAATATAAGCCAAGTCTTAATAAGAAACTAGTTGACTTTTAACATTATATCCTGTATAATAATACTATGGATATAGACTTTTTAGTTGAGAGTGTACATCGCCTCCTTTTAGATAATTTGCCAGTTAGAACAGGTAAAACTCCTAGTGGCTGGAACACAATGGATTGTCCAATGTGTAGTGATAAAAGAAAACGTGGCGGACTTATAACTACAGGAGCAAAAATATCCTATAATTGTTTTAATTGTGGCTTTACTACTGGTTGGGAACCTAACCCTACCTTAGGTAAAAAGTATAAAGACTTAGCAACCAGACTAGGTGCAACTGAAGAAGATGTACATAAAGTCACAATTGAACTCTTGAAATACACAGAAGAATTAGAAACAGAAAATACTTCTGATTATGTGTATTCCATAGCAAAATTTAATATAATAGATTTACCAGACAATGTTGTTACTGTAGATGATTTAGATGACGATCATGCTATTAAACAATATGCAGAACAAAGAGGACTACTTGGTCTATATCCACTGCTATACTTTAATGAAAAGTTATACAAGCAGAGATTAGTGGTCCCCTTTACCTATAACGGCGAGTTAGTTGGCTGGACAGCAAGACATATTGCTCCTCCAGATAAAACAACTCCTAAATATTTACATAATATGCAATCAGGATATGTTTTTAATGTAGATAAATTTGCAGACACAGAAAGAGAAATTGTTATAGTGACAGAAGGAGTATTTGATGCTATAATGATAGATGGAATAGCAATACAAGGCAATAGTATTGGTCCTGAGCAGGCACACTTAATAGAAAAATTAGGCAAAAGAATTATAGTATGTCCTGACAGGGATGAAGCAGGCAAAGATTTAATTATGCAGGCCGCTGAACTAGGGTGGGAAGTAAGTTTCCCGCCTTGGCATGTGGATTGTAAAGACGCCGCAGATGCAGTTAATATGTATGGAAGATTGGCAACAGTGAGCAGTATAATAAAACATGCAACAAACAATAAACTTAAAATAGAAGTAAAGGCAAAAATGTTATGAGAGAAAAAATAAAAAATTGGGCAAATGTATGTAAATTACATTGGAAGGAAATAGTTACACTATCTATCGCATTGCATTGGGTAGTAGACTTATTAATATTAGGACCAATAGTTTTCTTTTTGGGATATTTGTTTGGAGTACATGTAGGACATTAAATGGAATTAGTAGCAAACGGTTGTAGTTTTACTTTTGGACATAAAGATTCTAAAAATAATATGGCTCCAGATTGGGTATGGCCTAGTCGTTTTAACCACACAAAAGGATTTACAAATGTTGTTAATTTAGCCGTTGAAGGAGCATCTAACGATAGAGTTGTTAGGACTTCTATTGAATATTTTGAAAAAAATAAAGGAATAGATTTTAACAGTACAATACTAGTAGTACAGCACCCTACACCTAATAGAGGAGAATGGTTTAATACAACAAATAAATTATGGGTAGGATATGTTAATAATGTAGAAAATGTACTTTATGATATAAGTTTGACAGATTATACTATAGATGATTTAGATAAAATTACAACAGATACTGAAACAGAAAGAAAAGTATTTAATCAGTATAAATCTTTTGTTGAATCAGATTTAACAGAAACTATAAAATATTTTAAAAATATAATTTTATTACAAAATTATTGTAAACAAAAAGGAATTAAACTTTTACAGGTAGGACTATCAGCAAGATGTTTACCTAGATTTTATTTTAAAGGTTCCAGGCAAACTATATCAAATAATATATTTTGTAAGGAATTATATAAAATGATAGACGAATCTATAATTTGTGATAGATTTTTAACAGATATAGCAAAAGGCAATGAAGAAAGTGCTGACGATGGTCATCCAAACGAAGCAGGTCATGACATAATTTTTAGATATATATACAATGAGATAAAGAAAAGATGGCAGATATAAAACAATATAATGAAGAAACACAAGAATTATTTTTAAGATTCTTACTTAGTGATCCCGATTTATTCGCAAGGTGTCAAAATATTGTAAATCCTGTATATTTCAATATGAAATACAGAAAAGCAGTTGAACTTTTTGTTTCCCATAGTACAGAACATAATGCTATTCCAACTCCTGAACAAGTAAGTGCGGTTGCAGGAGTAACTTTAGAGCCTATTCCAAATGTAACTCCTGATCATCATGAATGGTTTATGAATGAGTTTGAAACATTTTGTAGGCATAAGGCACTAGAAAAAGCAATTATAGAAAGTACTGACTTGCTGGAAAATCAAGACTATGGTACTGTGGAAAACAAAATTAAAGATGCAAGTCAAGTTGGTTTGGTTAAAGACTTGGGTTTAGAATATTTTGAAAATCCTAAGGAAAGATTACAATGGATTAAAGATCAAGCAGGTGCAGTTAGTACAGGCTGGAAAGGCATAGATCATAAACTTTATGGTGGTATGAATAGAGGTGAGATGACAATCTTTGCTGGTGGTTCTGGTGCAGGTAAAAGTTTGTTTTTACAAAACTTTGCAGTCAATTGGTCTCTAGCAGGTATGAATGTAGTTTATATTAGTTTAGAGTTAAGTGAGCAATTAATTAGTATGAGATTAGATAGTATGGTATCTGGTTATGGCACAAAAGAAGTTATGCGTAATATGGATGATGTAGACTTAAAAGTTCGTATGAAAGCCAAAGGTGCTGGTAAACTGAGAGTAAAACAAATGCCTAACGGTGTTAATGCAAATGATATCAGAGTATTTTTGCGAGAATATGAAATATCCTGTGGTGAAAAAGTAGATTGTTTACTTGTGGATTATTTGGATTTGATGATGCCTATTAGTGCAAAAGTAAGTGGTAGTGATTTGTTTATTAAGGACAAATATGTATCTGAGGAGTTGCGTAATTTGGCAGTGGAAAGAGACTTATTGTTCGTTACTGCTTCACAGTTAAACAGAGGTGCAGTAGAAGAAATAGAATTTGATCATCATCACATAGCAGGTGGTATTAGTAAAATACAAACAGCAGATAATGTTGTGGGTATTTTTACAAGTAATGCTATGCGAGAGAAGGGTAGATATCAAATACAGTTTATGAAAACAAGAAGTAGTAGTGGTGTAGGCACAAAAGTGGATTTAAGATTTGATCCTGATACACTAAGAATAGAAGATTTACAGGAAGGCGATGAAGATGCCGACACAATCACAACAACAAGTTTAGTTGATCAACTAAAAAGAGGTAATTCTATAAAAGCAGAAGAGCCTGAGCAAAAGGACACTATAGGACAAGCCATGAACATGCGTGAGTTCCTCAAAAAGAATGACTTATAATGATAAATAGCATTATACAATATTTTTGGAGACATCATGCCTAAGGCTAGAAGTATATTAGAAGAATTAAATCAAATTTCTGTTGATCGTGATAGAAATCATGTGACATCTAATAGAGGCGAACATGTAATTACCAGTGCAATTAATTTAATTGAACAGATAGAATTACACTATGATGATAAAACAGCAAAAGACTTAACTAATAGACTTATCAATAGTATAAGAGGCAAAGACGTTAATAAATTCTCCAGAGGTATTAAGAAAATTATAAAAGAATCTCAGAGAGAAAACAATGCTGATTAAGGAAGTCATAGAAAATACCAATACCTTTCCTTTATTAGAACAGGATCTTTTAAAAGACAAGCAAAAAATTGCCTATAAAGGAAATACATATACTTGGGACGAAACAAATCAGGAATTTTCAGTAAAAGTTAATAATATTGATACTCCAGTAGAACAAGGTTCAAGACTGGAATATGATATATTAAACTCAGCAGGAATTGTGAAGTCAGGCGGCCAATTGCAACCAACACTAAAAGCAAGATTCAAAAATTTATTTAAATCAAAAACACCTGGAGTATTGGGAAGAACCAAACAAGATATGGATAGCCAAGACGGTATAAGCAAGAAAGCAGGAGCAATGATTGGTTCAATCGTTGGCAGAGGATTAGACAAAATGTTTGGTGGTCCTAACGAAAAATTCCCATTAAATCTACAAATGCATTTCATATCTAAAAAGGGCGAACCTATAAATGTACTTTTACAACAGGAATTTAATTCAAAAGATTTAAAAGATATGGTTAAAAAAGGCGAACTGGTACAAGTTAAAACTAAACAAGGTAATAGAACATTTGGAATAAGTCCTGCTAAATTAATTACAGGCTTCGCTAAGTGAAATGAAATTTCATGATATTTCAGGTAATTTCTTAAAGGAAATAATACTAGAAGCAGAAAATAAAAATACTCATCTAGAGCATTTAGAAGATAATATTTTTAACAGAGGTTATCAAGGCGCCAAAGAAGCAATAAACTATCTATACAGTTTACATGAAATGCTAGAAGGCAATTCAGAAAGTCCTGTAAGCATGACAACAAAATGGGACGGAGCACCTGCCATTATAGCAGGTAGAGATCCTGCAACAGGTAAATTTTTTGTGGGTACCAAGGGTGTATTTGCACAAAAGCCTAAAATAAATTTTACAGATAAAGACATAGAAGAAAATCATCCTGCAGAAGGCTTACAGGAAAAATTAAAACTAGCATTAAGAACATTAAAGAATTTAAATTGGAATACTGTAGCCCAGGGCGACATGTTATTTTCCAAAGAAGATTTACAGCAAACTAATATAGACGGAGAAGAAGTATTAGTATTTAAACCAAATACTATTGTATATGCAGTACCAACTAATAGTGATTTAGCAAAACAAATTGCAAATGCTGATATAGGTATTGTTTGGCACACAGAGTATGTAGGAGGCCCTACACTAGCCGATACAAGGGCCAAATACGGTTTTGATAGTAAAGTATTAGGACAAAGTTCTAAAGTTTGGCACAGAGACGCATTAATTAAGGATTTATCAGGTGTAGTTACTTTAACTAATAATGAAAGCGAAGAAGTTATGGGTGCTATTAGAGAGGCAGATGCTTATTTAAAAAACATAGATTCAGATACTTTTAGTTGGTTAGAAAAAGGGAACGATGTTATTGGTAAAGACTTTCTACAACAACTTAAGGCACATGTAAATAATAATATTAGAGCAGGTGCATTTGATGAGCCAACAAAATTTGCACAGGGATTTATACAAAAGTATATTACTTTTATGCAAAAGAAAATAGACGGATATAAAACTCAAGCAAAGCAAGACGAAATGAATGACAAGTTAGTACAAGGCGTAAAATTTATAAAAGAACATGTACCTAGTATTGTCAGTGTGTATGACTTATACTTAAAAATTATACACTCAAAAGTATTAATAGTTAAAAAATTAGAAACAATTAGGCAGTTACCTACATTTAAGGAAACTGAAAACGGATATGAAGTAACAGGCGAAGAAGGATTTGTTGCAGTAGACAGAATGGGTAATGCATTAAAATTAGTAGACAGATTAGAGTTTAGTAGATTAAACTTTGGAACTGGAGCACCAGGCAAATGAACTTAGTAAATGAAAGAAATCTAAACCCTGATGTTAAAGATTATGTAAAAGGTAAAAAAACCAAACTAATCAAAGTTAGAGTAGCAGACTTAGATGACGATGCTATTGATGACAGATTTCTAAGAGTTATAGATGTTGACCCAGACGTAGGTGTTGATTTAGATGAACCAATATTGATAGACAAAGATGGCAAAACAATACTCGACGGTTTTCACAGAGTGTATCAAGCAAAACGTGTTGGTAGAGATGTAATACCAGCAGAAAAAATAATAGAAAATAAAATGGAATTTAAATTAATAGATAAAGAAATATCAGAAGCAAGATTATACAGAACAAGCCGAAATTTTAATGCTCTTACAGGTAAAGATGTTGCAAATCTATTTTACTTGACATCGTTAAGTACATATATGATGCTAAATGACGATAAGCAATATGAATATGCTAAAGAATATATAAAACAAACAGTACAATACGGCCCTTATACTTTATTTAGAAGTCATGCAACAGATTTGTATTTGCTAGGTCACGTTTTAAGAGACCCAGATACAAGAAGTATTTCATTAAAAAATCCTATATCAAGCAAACAGTATTTAAAAAAACTAAACTTTGATGCTAGAAAACATTACATGTTTTACATGAGACTAAAAAATTCTTCTGTAAAAGGTACTGAATTTAATTCTTATTTTTTAAGATTAGAAAGTCAACTTAATATAAAAGATGGAAAGTATAAACAGTGGAGAAGATTGATTTCAGATTGGAGTAATTTAAAATATACTTCTAAACAATTAGTTGTAGCGAAATTATTACAGGAGTATCGTAGATTAGGAAGAGGAAGTGAAATGGTAAGTCCTTTAAGTACTATGACAAAATATAGAGGCTACAATACATCTAAATATCAAGAACCCAAAACAAGTTTAGCAAAAAGAGCCTTAGGTACAGTTGCAGGTGCGGCCGCAGGTAGAGTTGCAGGTAAGAAGATAGCACAAAAATTAGGTAAAGATATAGATAAATATAAGAAGTACGGCACAGGAATTGGTGCAATAGCAGGATACTGGGCAAGTGGAAGAAAGAAAATATAAAATAAAAGTAAGAGAACCACAATATCCTACTGAAGGAGAGTTTACACTTTGTAATAGAGGAGAACTTGCTGTTTTTAGAAACGGTAAATGGGTTAGACCAAATGAAAATAAATGATATAATACTAGAGGCAACTTTAAGTCCTGATGAAAAGGCTCAACAGCAAAAAATGGCCAATGCTGAATATAATAGAATTATGCAATTGAAAATACCTGATGCCAAACAGTTTGCAACCGATTTTATGAAAGCCTTTGGACTATACGGTACTGTTGATAGTGCATATCAGCAGGCAGTTGCGATGTCTAAAGAAAGAGAGGCCAAATTAAAAGCCAGACAAGAAAAAGATGCTGAACTTAAAGGTAAAAAAAGAAGTTCTATGTATGTTAGTGCAAAAAGAAGTGGTCCAGAACCAACTAGTAGACCACCTATTTCAGTTCCAGGAGGCGGGTCAGGAGTAGGTAGAGGTAAATATACTCAATACAAAGATGGTTCTGCTAGAGCCGGTTCAGGAAAATTTCAACAGGGTATGGATGCTGTAGGTAAATTTATACAAGACTTACCGGGAGGTAAAACGTTATCACGTGCAGGTAAGGCTCTGGTAAAAGGTGTAGAACCTATTACAAAGGCAGTGGATACAGGTCGTAAAGGTTACGACTTTTTCAGAGATCCAGATGCGTTCCAAAAATTTAAAAACACTCGAATTAAAAGAAGATAAATTCACCGTTTTCTGATAAATAAATGTAACGGAGCAATTTGCTCTAAAACATATTAGGAGAATATAATGGCACAAGCAAACCCAAACGCGGCAGTAAGAGCGGCAAACGGATTCGTAGGACAAACTCACATTCTTTCAGTTGATGATGTTTCAACAGTTTCAGTAGAAGCGGCATGTTTAGAAGCACAAAACGAAGGTTTTGTAGTTGTAGCGATTGAAGATGACGTAGCAAGTGACGGATGTCACATTGCACTACAAGGTGCACAAGCAACACCTTCAATTACTGGTACAACATTAGTAGTTACTTTTGGTTAATCCGTAATTAACAATTTAAAGGGCATTTTATATGCCCTTTTTTTATGGAAAAATGATAAATAAAAGTAACAGCGATACATTCGCATATAAATTAGGAGAATAAAATGGCACAAGCAGATAGAAGAGCGGCGGCGGCTGGTGAGTTTATTGGTAAAGACGTATTCTTAAAAAGTTTCCAACAACAATCAGGAAACATTAGTGCGGCAGAACTTACAGCATTGGTTAGCTCAGTACAAAACTTAAACCTTTCAGTATTAAAAATTGGTGACTTCACAGCAGATAGTCAAACAACTGTAAACTTTATACTAGAAGGTGCAGATAATCTAGCAAACGGTGACCTAGCAGGACACGTTATTGCAGACGTCTCATTCTAAGTTAAATTAAACTTATAAAAATCCTCACTAGTTGGGGATTTTTTTTGATCTGGAAATCTGAAATACTGATAAATAGTACAAAGACGGAGACACACATGAGTATAGAAAGATCAGGAGCGATGGGTAGTTCAGAAGTTGTATCAGGCAACATAGAATTTTACACATTGTTTACTACTATAGATATTACGAGAACAGGTGACTATACAGACAATACACAGAAAGATTTTGAAAGTGTTGTACAAGTAATAGGATTAAGAGCACAACCAGTGGTTATGAATAATCCAGTTGCTTTAAACGGTGTTGGTGGTAATCTATTAGAAAATTATGGAGCACCCAGTATTACAGGAGCAGGTTGGATTTTTAAATTTGCTTTTGAAAGAGAAGGAGTACACTCAATTGACACACTTAAAGACGAATTAGATGGAATAGTACTGAACGGAGGAACAATAGATACTAAAAGTTCAGTCAATATGGAATTTACTAAACAAGATTTATTATAAGAGTTAAACAATGCCCAAAAAAAATCAGCCTGAATTAACACCAAAACCTTATGTTGAAAGCGGTAATATAGAGGCACATATAATTGCTGATATGCTTAGAATAGAAAGTATTACGGCAGAATTACGTGAATTTAAAGAAACTACAAAAGGAAGATTAGACAAATTAGAAAGTTGGATTATTGCTATTGTGGGTATAACATTCACAACATTAATCAGTATTATAGTTGGAATAATTATTAACGTAATATGAGAATAGACGAATTTACAGAAGAGCCTATCTATGAAGCCAGAATGGTTTGGCGTAAAGTAGGTAATAAAATTAAACGTGCTGTCAGATGTACTGCTGGTAGGCGAAAAGGTCGTGTCGTTTCTAAACCCAGCCAATGTAATGCACCTATAGATTATAAAAAAAGAATTTCTTTAAAAAGAACCAAATCTAGATTTGGCGCAAGAATGGCTAAAAAGGCAAGACGAACAAAAAGATTTAATACAATAAGTAAAAGAGTCGCTAAATTAAATAGGCGTTAAAATGAAGTTCAAAGATGTAAAAACATTAGAACATTTATTAAAAGAGTATTCTTATAAAAGCTCTGGAAATCCTACACCCTCTGGCCAACAATCTATTGGCCAAAATGCAAAAGCAGATAGTAAAGATTCTATTACTCCACAAAGTCAACCTATACCTATTAAAACCATAAAGAAAAATACTACGGTTAAAGATGTACAAGGAAATGAGTTAGGAAAAGTAGTTTCTACTGTAGGCAACTTACCGGCAAAAGACGGTGTAGTAGTACAAGATAAAAATAAAAAATTACAAGTTTTAGATAAAAATACTCAAGTAGATGTTTCAGATGTAGAAGAATCTAAATTATCTAAAATAGCAAAACGTAAAAATAAAAAACTTCAAATTAAAAAAATAGGAAGTAAACTTAAAAAATTAACAAGAAAACGATTAAAAGAAGCAGAACCAAAACTTTTTGAAATAAATTTTAACAGAAAAGAAATTGCATCAGAAGCCTTAGACATGCCAGTAAAGTGTGGCTTTGAAGCAGAAACATTTTTTTATGGTGTAGACGGTTCAAGTTCTTCTAATGTTGATGATTTAAGCATCAGTGATATCGAATACGAATATGGTGATTTACCAGATCAAGCATACGAAGATTATCAAAATTGGTTATATGATAAAGGACAGGACGAATACTTGGACGACTTAGTAAGTGATAAAGTCCAAGAAGTTAGAGAAGATGAAGAATGGTTAGACGACTTTATAGACAGCAGTAGTGGCCCAAGTTCAGAAGCAATCGAAATATACAAAAAAGATTTTGAAGAAGCAGACCCACAAGAATACCAAAACCGTGAGGAAGATGGTTGGGAATATATGAACTGGGTCAGAGAATATGTAGAAGAAGAATACGAAGACGAATATTTAGAATGGCTTGACTCAGCAGTTAGAGA